TGTCCTGTTGTGGCATCTGTTGCTGTTTCTGCGTCGTCTAATATTAGTTATAGTGAGCTATTCATGGTCTATGATCCGGGCCCAAAGTTTTCATTTGTTGTTTGGAATGCAACGTCAGTTGCTTTGAATGCAACGGCAGATACTCCTGCAGTTCAATGGCTGCCTATTGTAGATGAGGCTCAGTAATGTCTCTGTGGTGTAGAACTTCCGGTGGTGCTTTAACTGGTTCTGGTTTGACGCAGTTTGATGTTACTACTGGATTTTCATTTTCGTGTTGGTTGTTTGGTAGAATGCGGGGTAACACAGGAGCCGTTGTTTATCAACATAGAGACACTACTGCTGGTCTAGAAGGTGTGCTAATTGGTGTAAATTCTAATGGTAACTTGTATTTGAGGTCTTATGATGCTTCTACATCTAGTGAGGCCGCTTCTGCTTTCTTAGATGAATTAACAACGGCTCCTTGGTCAACTAGTTCAAATAATATAAGACCCCTTTCTCGTGAATCTTTTGTATTTCAAGTTGGTCTTTCGTGGAATGGCTCAAGGGTTACTTGGTATTACAATGGGCTTCCAGTCGAATCTACATCTTTAACTAGAACCGCAACTACAGGTGGTAATAGAAATACAAGTGTTCTTAGTGCTACAACAGCTGAGTCACTTGGTTGTTCTGATCTAAGGATTTGGACGATGGCGTTAACATCAGGCGAAATGAATGCCGTATATCGTGGATTAAGGCTTGGTACTGAAAAAGGTATCTTTTGTTTAGGTCCAGTAGCTGAGATCAATTATGTACCAAATGGACCTAATTTGACATATGTTAATGGTACTAATCATGCAGACTTTGTAGGTAACTTTGGTACAGAAGAGGCTCCTAGAGGGCCTCGTTGGCGTACTAATAAGATAGGTAAACAAGCTGATGCCGGATCTTTGGTGGCTCCGTTTACTAGTGTTACCCTTAACATTGTAGCCTAAATGGCCTATCCGCCTTTGGTAGAGTTGAATCAGGAGCAGGAAGATGCGCTTAAATTGCATCTTGATAAGCTTCTTACAGACCATGATGCGGAGAGAGAACCGTTTATTGATGATTTAATTAAGTGGCAAAAGGATTATTGGGCTAAATCACCCGATGAAAAAAGAACGTTCCCATTTGCTGGTTCTGCGAGTATCATTGTTCCTCTAACTGCTATCACATTTGAGACTGTTCATGCGCAAAATATGACACAGTTGTTTGGTTTACGTCAGTTTGTGTCAGCAAAGCCAGTTAATCCACAAGTGACTCCAATTGTAACTTCCGTTGAGCAGTATTTTGACCATGAATTAAAGCATTCTATTAAGTTTAGAGACAAGATTGAAAGTGCAATCATTGAGCTTGAGAAATTTGGCACCGGAGTTGCTTGTTCTGGTTATGAGAATGTTGTAAAATGGGGCGTTCGAGACGTTGGAGGAGAAGAACAAGAGTTTCCAGTTACAACTTCTCGTGGAGCTACGGTTAATTCGGTTGCATTGAGTAGATTTCTTTGTCCTTTTGGCTCTCCTTCTCTTACAGAATCATCTTGGGCTGGAGAAGAGCATGCTACAACGCCATACAAATTGTACTTAGATGAACAGGGTGGCTTGTTCTATGAAGGAACACACGCTGCTCTAAAGTTCTGGTACAATACTCCATCTTTAGGTGGCGTAAGATTTGAAGAGTCTCAGCAGAAATTGGAGAATCGTGTTCCTAGTGTCTGGAATGAGCAATTTGAGTACATTGAATTCTGGTTTTCTTATGATCTAGCAGAGAACGGGCGTCAAAGAGAGTTTGTGGCTTACTATCATAGACACGCTAGAGTCCTAATGGGACTCAGAAATAACTGGAACTTTGATCTTCGCCGTAAATACCGTACTGGTGTCTATTTTCCTGTAGAACATCGTATTACAGGTGTTGGAATTGCCAAACAGAATGAACAATTTCAGCGTGAAGTTACTACTCAACATAGACAGAGGCTAGATAATGCAACTGTAGCTAATATGAGAATGCTTAAAGTCTCTAAATTGTCAGGTTATGGTCCAAAAGAACCTATCTTTCCGGGTAAAATGTGGTTCCTAGATGATATGACGCATGTTGATTCACTCCAAATGGGTGAAGTGTATCCTTCTTCGTTTAATAATGAGCAATTAACTCTACAATATGCCCAGCAACGTACTGGCGTTAACGAGATTACTCTAGGAATGCCTCAACAGGGTACTCCGGGTACTGCTACATCTGATCTAGCACGAGTTAAGGAAGGAAAGAGAAAGTCAGATTATACATTTGGTAATATCAAGAGCTTTGTAGATGCAATTCTTAATGATACACTACTTCAGCTTGCTCAATTTGGCCCTTCTTCCATGTATTACTTTGATAATATCGCAGGGGGCGCCCTTGTTCGTCAATTTCTCTCTTCTCCACCTGAATTAATCAAGCGTTCTCTTCTTGTTGAAATAGCTGCTGCCGGTGAAAGAGATAATGATATTGTAGATCGCCAGAATTGGATGCAAGTGTCTCAGATGCTTCAGCAATATTATGTTGGAATGATTCAGCTTGCTCAAACTCTAGGTTCTCCACAAATCATGCAGCAAGTTGCTATCAAGTCTCTTTCAGCATCAACGTCAGCAATGAAGCAGATTTTGGAATCATACGACAACATCAAGAATGTGGATAGTATTATCATACCTGAATTTTTAGCCCTAGGAGCGAACAATGGCGCTGGGCAATTACTTAACGCTGGAGGAGCACAAGGAAATCCACAGCCTAGCCAAGCTGGAGGCATGGGGAATCCTCAAGAGATTGCTGGACCAAGTTGAGTTGAGTGTGCTAAGAGAACTACATGCATTCACAAATCCAAATGATGCGTATGAAAGGCGTGGTAAGGTTGCTGGAGTTCGGCTTGTTGCGGAACTTCTACTTGAAATAACACCTACTTTGGAGGCGTCAAATGACAGGGCCATCGTTAATTCAGGAGATTCAAGACCAGCAGGAGACGACACCACCGAGTACAGAACAGCTAGAAAAGCCGGTAGAGCCTACCCCTATTGATGTAGAGGCTCTAAAGCGTACCACAGCGCAAGAAGTTTCTGCACTCTATATGGGTGCGCTTGGAGAAAAGTCGAAGCAGATTACTGATCTCCAAACACAACTAGATTCTTTTAAAGCACAGAGACCTGTTGTAGAGGAAGTAACAGATGGAGCAACGTTTCTAACAAATCCTAGGAAGCATGTTCAGGAAGTTGTTTCTATTGAGATGGAAAGACAGTTGCAACCTATTAAGCAACTCTGGCAGGAATTTGCAAAGACAAAGCATCTTGAGAATGCGAAACGTCAATTCTCTAGTGTGCCAGTATACAAGCAGATTCTAGATACCTATGGCGATGTTGTAGATCAGCTTATTGGCACTAATGAAGTTACTCCACAATCTGTACAAGCTGCTATTCTAATGGTTCCGGGTCTACTTTCTACTGGTCAGTTAGCTACTAGAGACTCTAAATCAACTATGACACCACCTAATATTTCTTCTTCAGCACCGCCAGCACCTAGGAAGCAAGTTGAAAAGCCTTTGGATATTACAGAAGAAGAGAAGTTGATCGCTAGAAGGCTTGGAAAGACAGATACAGAATATGTCTTTCTAAGAGATGCTTCGTCAGATGTATCTACTTGGTCCAATAAGGAGAAGAAGTAATGTCAGAGCCTCGTGAAGTAGATGCTGGGGATGCTGCTGTATCTCCCATATCTCGTGCTGAAAAGAAAGCACGTTTGGCAGCAGTACTAGATCGTGGTTACATTAATTATGCACTTGACACGGGCTTTGTGGACCCGTCTAAACATGCAGAATGGGTCCGTTATGATACGATCATAATTGCAGAGATGAAGGCTAAGGGATTTGAAATTTATCATGGAACACATCCCAACGCACTTCATTCCGCTGCTGATGGTACTATTCGAGTTGGTGACACTATTTTGATGGTGACTACAAAGGAACAGAAGGAACTACTTGATGAAATTTTGCAGGATCGAATTAACAAGATTCATGGTATCAAGGGAACTCAAATCGAAGAGGCGACATTCACCAAGGCTGTAGATGGTGGCATTGTCCCGATTAACAGATCAACAGTTGAAGAGGTAGATGCTGACCAGATTGCAGCCCTTACGAAAGGTTAAACAATGGCAGGCAGGGCAATCGAACCTGCACGTTGGACTGGCAGTTTTCCGTTGATTCAGAGCTTTATAGCTGATGCTGCTGCTACTGGTATTGTAGCAGGATCACTTGTAAAGACTGATACTGACGGGGAAATTATTGAGTGTTCTGCTGATCCAGCTACGGTTCTAGGAGTTGCGCTTTCAGCTCTTTCGAGCGCACCTGGATATAATATGGCTAACTCTCCTACTACTGTAACTTATCGTGATCAAGCTGTCTCTGTTGCTGTGTTTGAAGCTAATGTAATTTACTCCATGCGTGGCTCTACTGCTCCACTTCTCACACATATCAACGAAGTCTACGGTGTTGTAGAAGATGCAGATGGAATCTGGTATCTTGATTTAGCGGAGACTACTGCAACTATATTTAAGGTTTTGGACATTGATACCACCAATGCTGTATTCTTCTGTAAGGTTATTGCTGGGAAGGGAGAATTCGTCTAATGCCAGCCTCTGTTGGTGCGTTCAACGCCCTTATTCGTCCGGGCCTTCGTTCAGATTTTAGAGATCATTATGAGGCTCATGGTGAGGAAGAGTGGAAGGGATTTTTGAAGGCTGGTACGATGGATAAGCCAGAAATTCAGGCTACTATTTTTACTGGTGTCTCTAGAATGTTCGAGCGTGGTGATCTTGAACCTACTACTTTCTCAACTCCTAAGATGGGTCCGAAGGTTGCTGGTGTTGACAAGGAATTCTCTGTTGGTGTTGCGATTGGACGTAAGATTTATGACGATGACCAGTATGGCAAGATGAAGGAATCTGGTAAGTGGCTTGCTAATGCTGGCCGTCAGACTTACGAATATCGTGGTGCAGGATTTCTTGATGACGCTTTTACTGGTGCAACTTATAAGGGAATTGATGGACTTTCGTGGATTAATGCTTCTCACACTTTCTTGAATGCTACTGGTACATGGTCTAATCTTGCTCCTGCTGTTGGACTGTCCATGACAGGTGTGACTTCTCTTATTGATTCATTTGGTCTTCTTAAGAACCATGACGGCGATCCTATTAAGATGATGATGGACACTCTTGTTATTGGAAATTCTGCTGGCGACATTCATACTGCAATGCAGATTTTGAATACCCAGAAAGAACCTTTTACTGCTGACAATAATGACAACGTGGTCAAGCAGCGTATCTCTGGAACTAAGCTTGTGATTTCTCGTTATAAGACTTCTGCTAAGTCTTACTTTGGTATTGATTCCAAGTGGAATGACGCTCATTTGCTTATCCGTAAGAAGCTCGAAATGTCTGATGACTTTGATTTCAAGACTCAGGCGGCCCTCTTTGCTATTATGACTCGATTCCTTATTTGGGGTGTTGACCCTCGTGGTTGGGTTGCAGCTAATCCCTCGTAATGAAAGGAGCTAAAGGAGATGCAAGGAACTACTAATCTTGCATACGTCCGTCCAGAAGCTCCTAATGATGGTGCAGGGGTTACTTCTGTTGGCGGAACTGTGCTAAGATTTACAGCGGCTGCTGCTCTTAATGTCGGTGATGCAGTATTTGTTTCTGCTGCAAATACAGTTAATAAGAGCGCAACTACTGCGGATTACCAGAAGTTTGCTGGAGTTGTGGTTGGGGGCACTAATACTTACATGGGTTGCTGTTCTAGTACAACTGATGTAGGTGTTTCTGCCGCTGATGCAAATGAGGAAGTTCTGGTACAGGTGAATGGTAGGGTATATGTGGTAGCTGCTGCTGCCATTACTGTAGCAACACTTCTTACTGTTGCTACTACTGCTGGTAGAGTAGATGATGCAGCAGGTGCTACGCAGGGGCAGATTATTGGTATTGCTCTTCAGGCTGCTGGTGCTGCTGCTGATAAGATTCAGATGCTTATTTCTCACATGTAAGGATATTTGAATATGCGTGTGGCACTTGCTGTTGGAGCGAATCCTAGATCGTATGAGAGTACGAGCGAAGCATTTGTATACCCCGGCAAGTGGAAGGTAGTGACAGAGGATGTTACTGATTCACAGATTCTTGTGAAAAATCATACTCTGTCACTATCACCACACGATACTTTTGTTACTGCTAGCCCACTTGGATTCTTGCTGGAATTCATTAAACGTGGGACAGAGCGTAGAATTTCTGTGTTTCTGGAGACTGTATGACTACTGCTGCTATGATTGTTGAATTAAGGAGAAGTCTAGGTGAGCTATCTTCTAGTGACTTGCCCGAGGCTGATGCACTTGATTTGTTGAATAGGTCTTATTGGGAAATTCTGGATAAGTTTCCGTTTAGAGAAAAGGAAAAGACAGCTACATTTTCGACTGTTGCTGGTACTAGAAGTTATAATGTCCCCGGTTCATTTGAAGCATTGAGACAACTAAGTATTCACGATCCTGATGATGGTGCTATCAATGTGCTAGCGCGAGATAGTATTTATTCAAGCGAAGAGGAAAGAGAAACAAGCTCTGATGCTCAAGGTAGACCAGAAAGATACTTTAGAGATGGTGGCCTTTTTAGACTTGATCCAGTTCCTGATAAAGTATACACGCTAACAATCAAGTACTGGACAACCCTAAGTGATCTAGATAATTCTCCAACGTCTGATCCTCTAATTCCGAGAAGCTGGCATGAGATTATTGTCTTTGGTGCCATCTGGAGAGGTTTCTTGCAACTGAGAGACTTTGAAGCCTCAACATTCTACAAGCAGCAGCAGATTGCTTTAATCAATTCGTCAGTCCCTGTAGAAGCGAAGGAAGAGATTGATTCTAGGCTTGCTGGTGTAGAATGTCCGGGGAGAGATTATGACTGGTAAGGAGGAAATAAATTTGAAAATAG